AAAACTTATGGTTATCGTGATTATGTATCATTTGTGCAAAAAAATGCTATTAGGGTGCCTAACCCTGATATCCAAGAAGGGGAAGCAAAGAAATTAATGTGGAAATGGTACCGAGAACACTGTTTTTTAGAATATATTATGGATGCTACTCAAAAAACCGAAAAAATATCAGCTCCTAGTGGAAAACACGACGATTATTGTGATAGTAGTATGTTAGGGGTACATTCTGCACTTTCGATGTTACCAGCTAGTGCAGCTCTTAGCGCAGTAAGTGTTAATAAGAAATCACGAGCTATACCACGTGGTAGACATAGCAGAAGTGCCTTAACTACCACCGGAAGACGCAATTCAAACTCTGGAAAACGATATATACGTGGATTATAAGCAATAACTTTAAATATCTGACTCGTCTATTTATTATTTGGTACCAATGGGTCTTGGTGATAGAATACGCCGTTTATTCGCTGTTACGGGCAGTAATCCTTCCACTCCGGAAGATAAACCTCGTAGCTTTGGAGACGGTATAATAAGAAGGTTAAAACTTTCCCACTCTCAAGGAATGAGAAATTATGAGCAACATATAGGGGACAATAGAACTTATATGAATGTTTATCTCGCTGACCCAATTGTACGTTCCTTAATTGACTTACCTTGCCTTTATGCAGTAAAGGATGGTTTTGATATTGTTACAGAAGATAAGGAGTTAAGAGATAGAATCGAGAAGATGTTTGTGGATATCAATATTGATATGACAATCTATGGTTGGCTACGTAATGCTCGAATCTTTGGTTCAGGATACTTGGAATGGACTGGAGACAACCTAGTTTTACGTTCTTCTCAAAATATGTATGTTAAAAGAAACGAACACGGTCAGGTAATGTGGTATTACCAATCCGTAGGGGCAGATACAGAGGATGTTCGTTTTAACCCTGATGAAATAATAGAATTACAAAACAATCCATTTGACGATTACGCGTATGGACTTTCAGATATCCATACTATTTTATACTTAGTAGACCTAAAGGATTACGCAGAGCGTGACATTGGCGCAGCTCTTAATAAATACGCGGTGTCTCGTTTCGACATTTCCTGCGGATTACCGGATATGCCTTATGGTCCTGATAAAATAAATGAAATTGTTGAAACTTTTAATACTTTAGAACCCGGTGAAGATATAATTCACGGTAATGACATTGAAATTAAAGAACTAGAAGGCACTGAGCGTGCTTTTGAATATGGTAAATTTACAGATGACTTATTAGATAAAATTCATATGGCTTTAAAGGTACCTAGAACAATGTGGTCTAATCCAGCTGAGGCAAGACCTATTTTTGAACCTTATGTGAAATATTTACAAAAAGCTGTAGAATCCTCTATTAATTCACAACTTATGCCACAACTTGGCGATGCCCGATTTGTTTTCCGTTCTTTGAATGTAGAAGATGCATTCACTAAAGCTAAGACTGATATGATTTATATGTCTGAAGGAGTATTGGCATCATCTGAAGTACGAGCTGAAAGAGGATTAGACCCTAATGGAATCGTAGAGATACAACCTACCGAACCTAATGTTAATATTAGTGGTGGGAAAAATCAAGATAAAAAAGAAGAAGGTAGACGCACAGAACAAAGACTTTCTAAAAACAAAACAGGTAATAAAAGAAAGGGTAGTGGCGTTAAAAAAGAACTTGTAATAAAGGAGAATGTATGAGTACGTTTGAAAGATGTGTATTAGAGTTAGGTCCTCGATTGAAAAAGAGAGGTATAGACAGTTCTGAAACTATGGCTCAAGGAATGTGCCTAATGTGGGCAGAAGAGAATGGTCAAGAAAAAGAATTTGGAATTACTAACACTGAAGAGACCCAAAGAAAATTTGCTTTAGATTTCAAATTAGATGTTAAAAAGATTAAGGAAGTTTCCGGTAAAAAGGATGTATGGGAATTTCCAATTAAAGCTATTACATCTGGTCGTCACGACTATGAAGTTGATGGCGATGACCACAAGGTTTTCATTGAACCCAGTATCCTCAAAGAAAGTTTGGATGCATTCAATGAATTACCCATATATTACAATCATCAAAGAACACCCGACGATTTAATCGGAAAGGCGTTCAATCCTCAAATCGAGGAGTTAGAGAATGGAAAGATAGCTATATCAATGATGGCTCAAGTATTTGAACCTACAGATAGAACAGCTGAAGTGATAGAGAAAGTAAAAGACGGTGACATCACGCACGTCAGTATAGACTGGTTTTCGAAAGATGTCGATGTTATGGGCGATTCCTATGCCACTAACATTAGGCCTGTTGAAGTATCATTTATAGATAATGAGATATCAACGCCCGTTTGTGGGGAATGCACAATTGATACGAAATGTGGTACACACACTGAAAGGGAATTCGCAACTAAGGAAGACTGTGGTTGTGGAGGAGATTCAACTGAAGCGTGCCAATGCACCCACGACGGTGATGAAAAAAAGGAGGTCGAAAATATGAGCGAAGAAATTGTAAAAACAGAATCTGATAAAATATTAGAAAGAGAGTTTGCTTCATACAAAAAGCAACTGGAAGTAGTAACAATAGCCCATACAGAGTTAGAAGGTAAGTACGAAGAATCAACTAAACTCGTCGAACAATTCCAAAAGGCAGAGGAGGATAGACAACTTGCAGAAACAAAACGTGTTAAAAGCGAACTTGTTGGCAATGTCATATCTAAAGAACTGCTTTTAGGAAGAGTCGAAGAGGATAAGAAAGATAGTCGTGCTGAAGAATTAACTTTGTGGGAAGACAACAAACTTTCAGGGTTTTATGAAGCATTAGAATCGATGCCTATGCCTGAATCCGAAAAAACTTTCGGTAAAGGTATTGCAAAAGATTCAGACGAAAAGGCTGTAAAAGCCGAACCTGAGGTAGAAAGGATGTTCTCGATGGACAACAAAGGGGAAATCCGATTTAACAAAGGAAAAAAGGAATAAGTGATTAGTTATGGCAACAGAAATAATAATTAACGATGGTGGGGCGCCAAGCCGCATCTTACCATTTATTGCAGGTGAAACAATAGCAGCAGGGGACTATGTAGGTATGGAATCTACAGGTAAAATAGGACCTATTGATGTTAGTGGAGCACAAGGATTGGGAGTGTCGCTTACAGCGGCCACTACCGGTTCTGTAGTAAACGTGGTAACAGGGAAGGGAGTTATCTTGAACACATTTTGTTCAGGAACAATAGCTGCCGGAGCAGAACTGACTATGGGTTTAGCAGCAGGTATGTATTTAGAAGCAGCAACCACAGTACAGAAAGATTTGGGGCAAGTAGTAGCAATCTATGTAGATGATGCACTAACTGGTGGAGATGGTTTATCCCTCAAAAAGGTGGTTTTCGGATAAGGTGATTAAATATGGTTACAACACAAGAAGGACTTTTAACGTCCAATAACACAGGTTCATACAACGTAACAGGAGGCACAGGAGAGAGAGTCCTTATTGATTATAAAGACGCACTCGTAGATTATCGAACAACCGATATCCCTGCAATCAGTCTATTTTGCGAACGTATGTCCACAGACACTGGTGGAGACATAGACATTACGTTTGGTCTTCCATCAATGAATATGGAACAGATAGATGAAGGTAGCACCCCTAAGTACCAACACACAAAGATGCGCTCTGAAAGAGTTAGCGTTAATGAGTGGGGTATTGCAGTAGGTGTGACCCGTAGAATGATTGAGGATTCCCGATTCAACGAAGTTGAGTTGGCCCTTAACGAAGCCCGCAGAGCGGTTGACAGGCATTTGGAGAAACACGTTGTTTATGCATTACTTGGTTTATATGACTCAGGATTGGGTACTGGACTAAGCGCAGGAAACATAGGCGTATCTTCAGCAGAAGGACCCGCAGCATCATCGATTACTGATTTTTCCGCTAATATATATGGTGGATTTATTGGAGATGCTGGTGTAGTAGGAACTGGAAGATTGTATGACTACGGTCTTGCTTCCGCAACCCAATTACAGAAGAGTCACTACGTGGCTGCTGTATCTTCTAGCGCAGGAAAACTAAGGTTGGCCGATATTACTAACGCAATTGAATTGATTGGTAATATGGGATACAATGCAGATACGATATTTATATCACCTGCACACTACAGGTCTTTGCTTGACTTGGCTGACTTTACAGTCGCAGCATCACTCGGAACTGGTAACCCACGTAACGATGGTGGTAATCTTGGTGGATTCCAAGAAACATCTGTGAATGGTTTAGTTGGACAAATCTACGGTTTGAATGTTTACACTAGTGCTTGGATACCTGCCGCAAGGTTCGGTGTCTTTGATTCTGGTGTTAAACAGATGGCTTACGTCGAAAGGCGTTCACTAACTGTAGAAGAAGCAAACCCCGGTTTCGGAATTATCGGTTCTTATATGTCTATGAGATACGGATTAAAGGTCATTAGACCAGAAACTGGTGTAATTGTTATCAACACTGCATAGATAGAATAAAATCAGCTCTTCGGAGCACGGTAACAGTTGGAGGTCTGTATAAAAACCTCCACAAACTTTTTTAACCTACATCACGTAGGTATTATATATGCCTCTATCGAAACGAATATTACCGCACGGCAAAAGGTCTCTAGCTAAATTTTTAACTAGCTCTAGTGCTATAGGGGTTTCTAAATTAGTCGCTGGAAGTAACATCACTCTTTCCCCTACTGTGGGAACGGGTTCAGTTACAATTACTGCTGGAGCAGGAGGTGGCGGAGGAACAGTTGACCCATCTACACAGTATAACGTTCCTTATTTTATAAATACTACTACATTGTCAGGAAGTGATAATTTTACTTTTGATGGTACAAAGGTAGGCATAGGCACAACTTCACCAGTAGCTAAACTGGAAGTATCTGGTGCTATTGCATTATCGAGCGGCAGTATTACATCCGCACCCGGATATACGTCATTATGGGCATCAGGCAGTG